TAGAGCGTCAGCGCACTTCTCGCCCTCCACCCAGATTACGCGGCGAGACGCTAGAACATTAGGGATGTTATATAACGGCCTGATATCGGGAAACTTTGAATATGGCGATCCCTCAATGAATGGACGGAACTCTTTTTTTGGCTTTCCGTTTGTATTTAAAACAGGATTGCCAGCCATATCCTTGACGTTATAACGCCGTACAGACACAAGCACTTCGCCATCAGCATTCGTATATACATACTCAGCGTCAAACGGAGTGTTAGCGTTAAACTGCTGCTTTGCTGCCTGAAAGGGATTTTCTACCGGCCCGTTATCCCGAACAATTTGTGGCGCATTGTGGTCAAGATAAGTCCCGAACATTTCTTTGATCTCGTTGAGCTTCATCCCACGAGCTTCCATCAAGATCTTTACGATGCCCCCGATGCCAACACCACCATTGAAATCCTGACCCTTCATAAAGTTTGGAGAGTGTGGATCAATATTAATTTTCATGGATTGCCCCGGATCACCCAATAAAGACCCGAGATAAAACGTGTTGCCCGACACACGACCAGCAGGAAACGTATCCCGAAGGATACGAATTTGTTCGCTTTTTGGTACGCGGCGAGAAATCTCTTCGACTAAATTATTTGCCGAAATACTAGATGTAGTATTGCCAAACCTAATTACACTCATTATATTGATTCCTGTTAAGCATTGTTACCTCGGGGGGGCAGTTTTCTGGACTGTCCCCTTTCTTTTATTCGGCCCAGCAAGTATTACGAAATTCGCACCACTTGCAACCATAATAATCATTATTCTGTGCGACACGCGGCAAAAGCTCTTCTGCTCTTGTCGCTTTTATTATGTTTACGGCCTTATCGCTAGTAGCTTGTGCAAGCTCCGCATCAAACGGAACAAGCTCAATATATATCTCGCTTGTGTTCTTGTTCAGCACGGTAAAGCAGCAAGGATGCTCTGCAAGATCCATATATGCTTGGTACAATGCCACCTGTGCTGCGTAGACTGGGTTAGCCACCGCAACACCATTACGAACAAATTCCTTAAACTTCTTATCCGATGCTGACTTACACTCCCACAGCATTGGATATCCTATGTTCAATGGGCCGCTAACAATAATCCCGTCAACATGGCCCCGAACCTCTCCGTCTGCTGTGTCAAAAGCAAATTGTTCGCCTTTCAGCTCCGTGCGTAAATCAAAACCAGCGTCACGAAAGATCAATATCATCATGTCTTCGATGCTATGACCAAGCGCAAAGGTGCGCAGTGTCTGAGCAGGAAAGCCTTTATCTTCGTCTTTCTCCCGCCCCATATACCGGTATTGTAGCTTACGAGCGCAAGGGTCTCCGAGGGAAGATGCCCCCAGATACCTTCGTTTCGGGGCATGGTATTCTTTCTCTTTAATGCCCCGATCTAACTCTTTTATGATGTAGTCGGCAACATCAGAATGGGATGTCCTCTGCTGTTTCAATGCAGAATCTGCCGCCTCCATATCTGACGTAAACTTCCGTAAGGTATTGCTGAGTGTAGACATCTTCTAACCCTTCTATAGCTTGAAACACCACGGCTATTGCCACGATTTCATCTTCGTTAAGATCGCAAAGGCGCTTTTCCCACCCAATATTTGCGAACAATTTTCCGATTGTTTTTAGTGGAGAGTGATTGTTCCCTCCGCCGTTGCTATTCCCCATGTCTCGTCTTCTCCTTCTACACGACCAAATGCAATCATATACATTATGGAGTCACCAAAATATATTTCAGCATCACCATCCACGAGTATGTTGTCATACTGTTCTATATAATCACTGATCGCATCCATGACTTTATCATGAACCTCCTCGCCATCATTAGGGTCTTTTACTTGAATGAAGCAAGATATTTCTATCTCACTATTATCAGCCAAATTCAATGTAACCTGAAGATTTCCACGGTTCATGCGCTTTCTTTCTGAATTATGTTTTGGATTATGTTTTTGATTATTCCGTCAATAAACTGTTTGTTCCAGACATAATTCAGCATACACGCTGCCTTGTATTTAGTCCACGAGAAGTCTAATGCTCCCACATGGATTCCATAACGATTTAACTTATCTCTTTGTTTTTCGCTAACTCTATCATTCAACCACCGTTTTGTTTTCTTTGCGCTATCGCTGTCCTCATTGGTGCGCAGGAAGTCATCAGCCGCTGCCATTGTCTGGCGCAGTGTGCCAACGCTAATCAACCTTACCCTGCCTTGGTTCCTTTTAACAACTGC